ACGTAAAACTCCTGCCGGAATACTTCCAGAAAGGCTCGATCGAGAAAGATCCGACGACCGGGCTGTGGAAGGTAGTTGAGAAGAAGGACGTGCCTCCCCCAGTCGAAGTGTTTGCGGCTTTGGAAAAGTGGTCCAAGAAGAACGGCTACTCGATGGAAGGCGGTACCCGTGCGGCAAGCCGCATCCTCGAAGCCATGCGCTTGAAGGAGTTGCTGAAGTCCAACCAGACGAAGGGCACCGAGTTCGTTATCCACATGCCGGAGGCCGACATCGACGCCCTGGCAAAAGAGTACAACGCCGACCCCGACCTGCAAGAGATCAGCACGCTGATGGACAAGGCCCGTATCGCCATGGTGGACAACATGGTGGCCGTGGGGCGGCTGTCTAAGGCCGAGGGCGAGGCGTGGAAGGCAGTTGCCCACTACGTGCCGTTTGATCGCATATCGGACGAAATTTCCTCGTTTGATCGCATCAAGAAACTGTCCGGTAAGGGCGTGGCGCAGTTGGGCAAACTGCCAGAACTGGTTGGTTCCATGGAGCGCCCAGTGGGCAACGTGTTTACCAACTACATGAACACGCTAGGGTGGATGCTGCGGCAGACCACCAATGCCGACGCCACGCGCACCACGCTCAAAGCCTTGGAGAGCATGCAACTTGCCAAGCCGCTTGGACCTGCGCCCCAGGGCAAAGAGAACACCGTCGGCGCGTATGTGGATGGAGAACTTCGGTACTGGCAGGTGCCGAGTCGGTACGATGTCTTGGCGTTCAAGGACCTGACGCTGCCCAAGACCGGGCTGATGAAGTTCCTCGGAGCGTTCTCCGACGTACTGCGCACCACCGTCACCTCTTTGCCGCCTTTCGCGCTCAAGCAGGTGGCGGACGACGTGCAACGCGCCATCTTCACGTCAGGCGTTCGCAACCCGGGTCCCATGATCCGCATGGCTTTGACGAACTTCCCGAAGATTGCCATGGCCGAGATCCGTGGCATCAAGCACCCCATCGTGCGGGAACTGGGCGACCTGGGCCTGACTGGTGAGTACGATTTCCAACAGGGGCGCCCTGCTGAGTCGCTGCTCAAAGAAGCGGGCTACATGAAGCGCGGTCGGTTCGAGACTTTGTTAAACCGTCTGGATGGCATCACGCGGGCATCCGACATCGCGGTGCGCAAGGCCATCTACGATCAGACCAAGCGCGAGACGAACGACGAGTTGTTGGCCCAGGTGCGGGCCCGTGAGTTCATCAACTTCCGTCGGCGCGGAGCAAGTAACTTCGCCGCTGCGCTCACGTCCACCATCCCGTTCTTCAACGCCTACATCCAGGGTACCGACGTGCTGTACCGTGCGGCCACCGGCCAAGCGGCAGCATCAGGGCTTGAGAGAACTGCCGCCCGTCGGCTGTTCTGGAGTCGCGCGGCCATGCTCACTGCGTTCTCTACGCTGTATGCCCTTGGCAAGTCCGACGACGAGGACTACAAGGACATGGACCTGCGCACCCGGGACGGCAACTGGATCCTGGGCGACGGCCTGAAGATCGGGGTGCCAACCGAACTGGGCGCCATCTTCAAGGTGATCCCGGAGCGCATGGTCGAATACTACAAGCGCAAGGGTACGCCGGAGGAGCAGGAGGCCATGGAGGCTGTCCGCACCGCTGTGGCTTACATCGCGGAGCAATACTTCGGACGCGCCATGCCGATCCCGCAGGCTGCCAAGCCGCTGCTTGAGGCATGGACCAACTTCTCGTTCCTTACCATGCGCCCCCTGGAAGGCATCTTCCAGAAGGGCCAACTGCCCAGTGAGCGCCGCACGGCCACAACCAGTGAACTGGCAATCGCCATGGCAGGATTTAGTCGGGATATGGTTGGCGTTCAAGTCTCTCCGATCGTGATCGACAACGTGCTGCGCGGGTACTTCGGCTCTACGGCGGCCATGGTCACCATGGCAACGGACAGCCTGCTGAACCCGACGCGGGTCGATCGCCCCCTGCACAAGTACGCGTTGCTGTCGAACTACCTGTACGACCCGGTTGGCACCCGTCAACTCTCGGAGTTCTACGAAGAGCGCGAGAAGGTTGGGCAGATCAACGCTACGCTCAACGAGTTGGCAAAGACGGATCCCGTACGTGCCGAAGCGTTCGCCGTGGAGAACGAAGACCGCCTCATGCTAGAACGGTCGATCAACGCTACGCTGAACCAGTTGAAAGACACCCGCGCGTACCGCAAGTATCTCAACAGCCCGATCGGGGCCGAACAGATGCCCAAGGACGAGCGAGAGCGCGAACTGGAAGAGATCCGCAAGTTGGAGGCCGAACTCACCGGGTGGCTGCGAGAGGCCAAGACGGAGATCCGCAAAGCGGGTCGGATGGCGGTCTAGTTCATGCGCCAGACGCGCACCCCGTAGCGACCATACTCGCGCCGGGTGCGCAGTTCGACTATGTAGCCATGGTGCCGCACTGCGTCGCGTATGGCCCGCTTGACCTGTGCAATCGTGCCCGTGGTGGGCAGGAAGAACGACGCGCCAAGCGTCAGTTTCTCCCAGTAGACGTAGTACTCAACGTCCTGCACCACCACTAAGCGAAAGTCATGCGGCTTGCCCGGTGGCTTGGCTTTGGTCCTGGGCATCGTCTTCGTTGGAAGTGAACGAGGTCTCGTCGATACCGAGCGCGGTGCCATCAATCACGTAGCACCTGATGCACAGGCCAGACAGACCGCCCACTGCACCTGCACCGATACGCTTGGCAACAGCGGTGCCGTTGTGCTTAATCACGTTGATGGCTGTCAGGGCCCGGATGCTCTCCCGCACGTCCACCTGCTTCTTGGTGAAGTGTGCGCGGAAGTCCGCCACCGTTATGAATAACTCCTTGGTATCAGGCTCGTAGCGCATGCGCAGCACGTTGCGTGGGGACACGATCGGCGCCGTTGGCATGGCACCCTTGACGGGGCTGTTGATGACTAGCGCGTTAGACACGTTCTCGTTGATGAACGACGACAGGGTTTCCTGGGCCACCACAGTCGGGCCGCCCACGCTGCTGATCTGAAGCGCCTTGTTCTGCCGCACCAGTTCCAGGGCGTAGTTGTAGATGCGATTGATCTCGATGTCGAACAGACCCAGTTTGCGAGCGATAAGCGCGGCGACGAACGCACAGGCCAGGACGCAGGAATAGAAACGGTCGTTCTGCTCCAACGACAAAGCCGCGTCGATCTTGGCCTGCATGTCCTTGAGCGCCGCAAGAACGAGTTGCTGATTGGACACCACGTACTTGATGAACACGGGGCCTGCCACCCCATAGTTTTCGGTCAGTTGCCCGAACAGCCGGTCCACATCGGCCTTGGCTACGTTGCGCAGACGCGGCACTTCGATTTCCAACGTCCGCTTGAGTTCACCGTCGGCGGTGCTTTTGAGTTGCGCCAACTTGTCAATCATCGACCCGTTAGAGGACGTGATAGTGATGGCATTCCACGTGGTGTTGTTGGTACGCAGTCGGTTGGTCTGCGACTCCATGCGGTGCCGATCCCGGCCCGTGGTAAAGCCGTAGGCCATAGACGACAACTCTTTGTCCTCCGCATTCGTAATCTCGTCCACGGTGTAGGCAATGCTGTTAAGCAAGCCGATGCGGTGCATCTTGGCAGCGTAGGTGTCGTCCTTGGTCATGAGCAGTTCGGACGGGTGACCGAAGATGGAGTTCACCATCATCTGCACCGTGGTCTTACCCGACCCAGACTCGTTGGACTTCAAATGGATCAGGGCGCCCTTGACCGCCTCCCCGCCGATGAACTTCAGCAGCGGTGAGCCAAACCCAAAGAAGAAGGCCAGAGCGTGCGGCTCAAGTCCGGGCGTGTTGTAGAAGTTCGCCATTTCCTTCCACGCATCGAGGGAGCCGCGCGGCACGAAGGCCGGGGCCAACTGCCGGATGCCACTGGCCGGGGGCGCCAGTTTGGTGCCGTCAGCGGTGTACTCCAACTCCCCCACCACGAACCCTTGCATGTCGGGGGTCCAGCCCATCTGACTGCGGGTCTTGGATGCTGCGTACTGCGATTGCAGTTTGCGAATGCTTGACGCGAAGTAGGCCATGAGAACGTCCAGTTGTTTGCCGTAAGCGATTGCTCCGTTTTTGTTCAGAAGGTCGCGCAGTGAATCTTTGGCGAACAGATCTGTAACTCGGGCGTGGAACCTGCGCACTCCATCTTTGCGCATGTGCAGGTTGATCCCCACCAGTTCGCCGTCGCCGTCCCCGTGTATGTCGGAATCGAAGAACCTACCCGTGATGTAGAGATCGCTTGGGTAGACTTCAATGTCGATCGTCTCTTGGTCAACGACCGTGCGCTTGAACACGCCGCCGTTGGCGCCCCGGAAGTACGGGAAGGGGTAGGCCGGAATTTCTACAGTGACCTTGGCGTCTGGATCCTCGTCGCCCTCGGTCGAAACCTCCACCACGTAGGCGTCGTTGACCGGCGTAGATTCCTGCACGATCTTGCCCAACACGATGGGGCTAGAGATCTGCTGCTTGCACCCCTTGCACTGTGCGGGGTTGTTGGTGCGGTACCAGTCGCAGGTGTAAGGGCCCTTGGTCTCGGACGCCTTCTTCTCGGTGGCCGACGGGCTGTAGCCGGGGTGGGCCTTGGACACCTTGTGAATGGCTTCGCCACCATCTACGCACCGCACCGCGATTGACAGGACGCCCCGCCACAGCGGTTCTTCCAGGGTGGCTGCGTTCTGCACGGCGTGCGCCATCTGCGCACACCCGTTGCCCTTGACACTTAACCGTACGATCTTTGCAAACTCACTGGGCGGGTGGTCCTCTGCCGCGAGGTCTTTGGTCACATCGTCCGTGCCGAACTGCTTGGCGGCAAAGATCGAACTGGCGGCCACCACCGTACCCGTGGGCAGCGCCTTGAGGATGTCGTCGAGGGCCACAGGCTGCCCCTGGTAGACGACCATCACCGGACGCGGGTTGGTCTCTTTGAAATTCTGGGTGCCGGGTACACGCAGGATGCGGGCAGCATCCGCAGTCACCGCAGGGTCGGCATCAAGCCCGTGCAGTTTGCACAGGGTCTTCAGTTTCTTGGCATGCTCTACCCAATCCTTTGCGGGGACGTCCTCAGTCAGAGGCCAGTAGACATGCAAGCCGCCGCCAGAACTGACGATGATGGGCAGCGGCAAGCCCGTGGTGTTGATGAATTGTCGGAGCGCCTTTGCCGCGTCCGACTGTGTGGCGTAGGCTTTTGTTGGACCTACGTCGAGGTCAAGGAAAAAGCACCGCAGGTAGACAGCGTTTGCGGCTGTGCGTCCCAGTGCGGGGTCGTCGAAACTGGCTAGTGCGAAGTAGGCATCTGCGCCCTTGCTGCCTGCGGCTTGAGCCGCTGCATCGACATCAGCAATAGTTCCATGGAATGACGGCTTTACCTTTCCCCCCTTGATCGCCACAGCGCAGTACATGCCCTGCGTAGGCAATACGGAGTCGAGGAAGGAATGCACGATACCTCTCGGGTAGAACGATCAGGCGCGGTTCCAACGCGCCAGGATCTGCTTGATTTTTTCTTGGTGTCGCGCCCGTGGCTCAGACCTTCCGGTGAACCACGAGTACACGGTTGCCCGTGTGACGCCGAGTCTTTCCGCCACGGCTGATACGGGGATCTCCCGTACCAAGCACTCGTGGACGAACTGGAACATCAGGTCAGACAGGCAACCGTGTGCAACGGCTGCGACAAAGGAGGTGCTATACCCCCTGAGTCCTTTAGGCATCGTCGTCGGTGCCCCACTCGCTCAGAATGGAAGAGACGTCCTTTGGCGCGGCGGCGGGCTCGGCCTTCTTGGTGGTGCGCTTCACAGGCTCGGCCACCTTGGCTTCCTGCTGAACCGGGGCTTCCTTGAACGCGGCGGGCAGGGCGGGGGCGCTGCTACCCGTGTCGGCCTTGGAAGGCACCATCTTGAAGTCGATGGCCTGACGTGCGTCGTCGGTCTGGCTCTGGGCCTTGGCCGCATCCCACTCTTCGCGGGTCAGCGGACGCACAGCGCGGAACTTCAGCACGGGGACAGCCTCGGAGGTGTCGAAGCGGGCCTCGGTCACGATGCCGGTAATGGGAATACCGTGACCGGCCAGGAACTTGCCGAACGCTTGCAGGGGCATCTTGTCGCCATCGGGCTTGCCGAAATACGACTTGGCCGGGATCGACATGCGGTAGATGTTGCCGGTGATGTCGTTCTCCAGAGCCACGGCCAGACGCTTGCTATAACGGCAAGCGCGGGATTTGCCCTCACCGGAGCCCTCGATGTTCTGGGGGCAGGTGGCGCAGGACGATGCTTGGGGATTGGGCACCTCGGGGTTGGGCTTCTCGCCTTCGGCGGACCAGCAGGAGGGCTTGACATCCTTGCCTTCCTCGTACTTCTCTGCATAGAAGGTACGCGTGATCCCCTTGCCCGCTGCGATCACCACAAAGTTCATGGAGCGATCTTCGTTCTTGGCAACCTCTTCGCCGCCGACGATCATGCGCCACACACCCCCACGGATGGAGATCTGCTTGCCACCGGAACTACCGGCGATGTCCTTGGTGGTGGAGTCTGCGGCTTCGCGCAGGTAATCGGGAACGACGGAACCAGACTTGAAGAGAGTGATGTTACTCATGTGATTTCCTTGAGTGGAGTTACTTGGCGCGGCGCACGGTGACGGAGTACCGTGAGTCCACGTTCATGCCTTGCGGCATCTTGTCAGGGTTCTCTTGGAGGAACTCCTTGAAGTTACCCTGGTGCACACGGCGCTCCAACAGTT